TGTCATCAAATACTTCGTTTCTTTAAGCAAGGTATGGCAGCGAAAAAGAAAAATGCTAAAGTTGGTGGTGCAAATGGTGGAAGATCTTACTTCTTAGGAACACCAAACGTTTTTAGATTACAGTATAGAACAAGTAACAATGAAGCGATTAAAGGTTTAAATAGAATTAAAACATGTGCACTTACAGGAACATCTGTAAACTATACTCCTGAAGGTGCTTTTGCATCATATGATGGAGGTCAACCAGTTTCAGTTCTACTAACATTAGGATTCCAAGAGTTAGAACCAATTTATGATAGTGATTACAAATACGAAGGAGAACGTAAAGATGAAAGAAAAGATAGTGATTATGATATGGGACCAGGTGAAGGATATAGATGGGGAATCAAAGCAGATGAGGTTGGATACTAATGTCTTATTTTAGAGAACTACCAGACATATCTTATGTTTCACTTCTACCAAATAATAGAAGTGATGAAAGGATAAAGGTCAAAAACATATTTAAAAGAGCAAAGTTAAGAACAGATATAGATCAGTCGGTAACTGGATTTGATTATTATCTAATACAGGATAATGAAAGACCAGATATTATTGCTGAAAGAATATATGGTAGTTCAGATTTAGATTGGGTAATATTAGTTACTAATAATATCACCAGTATAAGAAATCAATGGCCTCTGAGCAACAATGAGTTATATTCGTATTGCTTAGAAAAATATGGATCAGATGCAAATATAATGACAACACATCACTTTGAAACACAAGAGATTAAAGACAAATATGGGAGATTATTATTAGAAGGAAAGTTAATAGTAGATCAAAACTTTACTTTTACATATTCTAAAGATGATAATACATCAGAGACACTTTCTCCTGCACAATCAGTGTCGAACTATACCTATGAACAGAGAGAAAATGAGGCAAAAAGAAAAATAAGAATCCTTAAACCTTCTTTACTAGCAGCATTCATATCAGATTTTAGAAATATAATGAAGTATGATAAGTCATCATCATTCATTGATAGATCACTTATATCAACATATAATCCAAGAGAATCAGGGGTATAAAAAAACCCCCTCAAAATGAGGGGGCTAAACCAATCACCTTTTAGACAAAAGAAGGGCACTCTTTCTACATAGAGATCTTTGTATTCCCTCCAGTTAATTAAGAATTAACTAACTTAGAAAAATAACTTAAAGATTCATCATCTTCGTCTTCTTCTGTTGATGTAGTAGATGCTAACACTGGTTCTGGGGCTGGTGTAGCAGACTCACTGAAGTCTCCACGACGTTCCCTTTCCCATGTTGCGTCTTCTTCTGCAACTTCTGGATCTATTCTCTTAGTAGGTTGATTCATACCAAGAACATATACCAAACGCTTCTTCAAATCGTCATAAGACTTGAACTTATCAGGTGTTGTAAACTCAGATAGATCATGCAATGAATTGTAGATCTTCTCTAGTTTGTCATCATCATCAAAGAGAGCAGATGCACTATCAAACTCAGACTTGTCGTAGTTTTGATAACCTTCAACCTTACGAATCTTGAGTTTAAAGTTAGCACCTTGCCAGAAATCAAATGGATTGATAGGAGTTTCATCTGCAAACTCAGGCTTCATCGCCTCCATGATCTTGTCAAAGATTTTCTTTCCATACTTGTATAAAAATACTTTACCTTCGTTCTCAGGATTTGCAGGATCACTTACAACATAGATGTTGCTGTAATATGATAGTCTACGCTTTTGCTTACGTGCTATTTCTTTGTTCGCATCTGAACCAGAGTTCCATAACTGTGAGTTGTGCTCAGAGACAGGATCTTTCTGTCCTAGTGTGGTAAGAGAGTTCTCTATATACCAACCACCAGGCCCTTGAAATGCATGAGTATAAACTCTTGCCCAAGGTAGTTCACAACCTTCTGATTCTGGAAGGAATCGAATGATTGCATAACCGTTACCAGACTTGTCTACTACTGGTTTCCAAATACGTTCATCAACATTACTACCTTTGTCGTTTAATTTCTCTACCTGCTTAATTAGTTTGTCAGTTAGAGAACCTGTTTTAGATTGTTTTTTTAATTTTGCGAATGACATGAGGATTTATTAGGATAGTTTGTTTAAATGGACTTTATTATTATACAACATATATCAGCATTTGTCAATGCTGCTTTCAATCTCACTGATTGTCTTGTCTAATCTGTCAAAGAACTTATTCATATCATCGATTTCATCATAACCAAACATCTTAGCAGACTCGATCAATTTTTGTTTGATCAGATCTACCTCTTTATCTTTGACTAGACTCATACGAAAGAAAAAAAGTTTTTGTTTCTCAAGAAATACTTTCATCTCTTGGAGGTGACTCTTTCTTTGTTCCACAGACATGATTGGAAGACTTGACATCTGCATCACAAGTTTGTGTTGCATTTCTGCCAAATCCATAATGGTGTCTCTTACTACTGGTGAATTGAAAAAATCACTCATTTTAATCTTTGTAATAATATGGTTTTAAATTTGTCCACATCTATATTTAGGAACGGTTTGTACTTTTTAATCTTTAATCCTACGGTTTCCCACACAGGATCTAATAGTTTCTTATTAAATTTTTTAGAGTAGTTAAGCATCATATCCATTATGACCATACTCTCAATTGATATGTTCCCTTGAAGATACATTTTTAATATCTCAGGATGTGAGTGACCTTTTATTTCAAACAAATTCTCAAAATTTTTTTTATTGATGAACTCAGATTCATTCTCGAATAGGTATGTCATACCTTGATATCTCTTCAACCAAGAGGTATGATAATCATTTCCATTTCTTATTATATCACCTATCCATAGGGCATCAGGATCACTACACTCTACAAAGTTCGCAAGAAAATAATGTCTTATCTCTTCATCAGTTTTTTTACGAGACATTCTCTCAAAAAAATATCTATCCTTTCTCTTATTAAATGCATCTCTTGATGCATTCGTCTTACCACAGTATTTAAAGTAATCGTAATTCTTCTTGGTAAAATGATTCTTGAATGCTAAGTATGTTTTGTATACTTCAATCGGTGTCATCGTCCACTGGTTCTAGGTCTTCAATCATGTCAACAGAGACTTCATGATTCGCTATCTTATAGTAGTGATGTTTCACTCCCCATGCATCAGGTTTGTATCCAAGATATTTTAAATCTTTGTTTGATTTATTTTCTCTAATCCATGCCTGTAGACGGTAGTGCATTAATTCAGATTTACTAGGCATTATAAAGGTAGTTTTGCTCGTGAAGTTTTCTTTAAAAAGTTAAGTTGCATGGCATCATACTTTAACTTTTCTTTCATTGGTTTTGTAATCAATTTAGAAACTGCTTGCAATTCAATCTTATTCTCTTCGCAGAATGTAAGAATAGCATCAATGTAATTAAACTTGTAGGTCTTCACTAGTTGCTCAACCTCGTCTGTAAACCTCTGCTTGCATAAGAATTTTTCCTTAATGACATCATCAAGTTTATCATCTGTTTTTTTGTCTTTACTTGCCATGTGTTCCTGTTTTGTAATCGACAAACTTTCTAATGTACTTGGTAAGAAGTTTAATATACTCACCTTTGTTCCTTTTTTCGTAGACAACACAGTCTCCATTTTCCGCCACCATAATAGTAATCAATTTTTTAACTGGAATACCAGTCATTTCAAAGTACATACATGCGTATGCAGTCTCCTGCACGAAATAGTTTTCAATCCATTCCTCTGGTTTAATTTTGTTTGCAGTTTTAAAATCTATTACCGCTAACTCGCCATCAAACTCTGCGATACAATCTACTCTACCCGCCAACCCCAGATAGTCACTATACATCGACTTCTCTAGAGCATGTATGTTATTTATGCGATCCAAATGTTGCTTGGATTGCAAGAATAGAAATTTTGTAGAAGGGAGAATCTTCAATTCATTGATATCCTCATTGTTCATGTAGTGCTCTACTACATCATGATACTTAGTTCCTCTAAAAGTAGATTCCCTAGTAATCTTGTTTGCCTTCTCTTCTCCAACTTTTTTTCTCCACTTAATGAAGATATCACGATTGTAGAAACTTGTTACAGAAGTGATCGAGGGATACTTTTTACCAGACGGAGTTATATAAAAACGAGTACCGTCAATTGCCACAGTTTCAAGATCAACATTCTCTGACAAATAATCTAAATGTGTAAACATTACATACCTAAAGTTGTTTTAGCAAGGAGGTAATTGCGGACTAATCCAGAACGGACAATATCTTCAATACCAAATTCAATAGAAGCAAAGTCTTGCTCCATAGCAGAAATGATTTTCATAAATTCTAGAATACCATTCCTTTCATTCGTCTTTGTAAGGTCAGTCTGAGATGCATCACCACAGAATATAATCTTACTGTTTTCACCAACTCTTGTTATTATACTATCAAGTTCATGAAAATTCAAGTTCTGCATTTCATCAACAAGAATGATAGAGTTGTCTAATGTTGTTCCACGAATAAATGAAGTAGACCAGAACTTAATAGTTTCCTGCCCTTTCAATGCACCGTAGAGTAACTCAAACTCAGTATCATCTGCCATCTCAAACATAAACTTTACCATATGTTTGTATGGGATTTGATATAGAAAAGATTTATCCTCATGATCTCCAGGTAGGAAACCAATCTCACGAGTAGATACTAAAGATCTAACAAGATATACATTTTCAAATGGTGTTATGGGATCAAGAACATCTTTTAAAGCAAGATACAATCCTGCAAAAGTTTTACCTGTTCCTGCACAACCATATGCAAATATGTTTTTACCCTCTTTGTATGCTTCAAAAAATTTTTCTTGACTTTTTGTTAATGGTTGAATATCAACCATCGCATCTGTATTAATGGGTTTCTTTCTTTTTAATCTCTTTGCACTCATACTACCAATCCCACTGACGGGATCTCCATTCTTCCTTTTCTTTGTTGGCATTAGAAGTGTACTGTTTTGTGTGGTTTTACGTTTGATCCTGGAACTTGACTCACCTTTGATAAGACTTCATTCCATCCTCCGTCGGTCTTTGAATTGACATCTCCAACTCCACTAACCACTGCTCCAGCACCTTGAGACCAGTCTTTGTCCCAATCTGGATTATCTTTTCTCCAATCATCATATTGTTTCATAGACATCATGAGTTCTTTAGTTTCACCAGTCTTTAAATTTTTAACAGGATAAGTAGGCATAAGTGTTTAAGTTTTGTAAAGTTATTTAGACCCATTCAAGGGCTTCAGATACAGTGGGGAACTGTTCGGTAAACACCTA